CTGTAGGGTCTGTAACTTGAAGAGTTGTTTCAAAGTCATTTGCAGTTGAACCTTCAAAAACAATACTTGTTTCGAATGCTCCTACTGCTGGGGCTGCTGCCCACTTAACTCCGTTTGTTTCTGATGAGTCTGCTGTAAGAACATATCCGTTTGTTCCTAGTGCAACTCTGGTGCCAGTGTTTGATCCTGTACCAACTATTAAGTCACCTTTTGCGTCAAAGATTTCTTTTGTAATTACATCATGTGTGTTAACGGTAGCCGTAGCCCCATCAACAATTAAGCCATTTTTAATTCTAAAGGCTTTATCTACTGTTGCCATTGTGTTGCTCCTTTGGTGTTATGCTTTCAAACCAGTTCGATAGTATCGAATAGTTATCGGCGATAGTACGGGGGTTACCGTCATACTTATTATACCAGAATTTAAATTAGCAGTGATATTTCCAATAGCATTGTTGCTGTTGGTTACCGTGCCAAACTCTGTTATATTTTGATTTGTTCCATCAAAAATTAGGTTGATTTCTGTACTTTTGTATACGTTTGTAGATGGGTGTGATACCTGAATAAGGTACTTTATTGTTCTAAATACACTTGTATCGATTGTGTCAAATACCGTGGCTGTTTCAATACCAGTTATTGTCGCTGAGTTATTTCCATCTCCACCTAGTGCCTCTGCACGGTATGAAGTGGTATCAATTAAATCTGTAAAGTCTTGTCCAGTAGGTCTGTCTCCAGACTCAAATTTTGTTTTTAACGTAGAAATCGGGACTATAGCCATATAAGTGATTATATCATAAAATATAAAAAGTACTGCCAATGACCGCTACGCCAATGCCTGGAGCATTGTTATTAGAAAGACCTGAATATGGCAAAGATTTAAAACTAACCCTAAAAGGATAAATTCCTTTAATTGATGCATGAGATTGTTTGGTTGGTGTTATCAATACATTAAGTTTGTCTATTGTTGTAATGCTTTTAACTGACACAATTAACTTCCTTGCGGACCAGTTACATCTTCAATTACTGTGACTGTTCCTTTACATACCGTCCAAGTTCTAGTTCCATCATCTAGTTGGATATCAAAAATATCTCCTGTTTCAAGATCTTCAGACTCTCCAGAAGAAAGCGCTACTGTAAATTCTCCATCATCATCATCTACTGTGGCTTCTGGAATTAGTGAAACAATTACTGGATAAGTCACAACGTTGTTATTAGTAGTTTTTCTAGCAATGTCCATTGAAATATCCCATTCAGAAATTGTTAATGGGTTACGATTTTCATCTGTAACATAAACTCTAAATGCTGATGTATCTCCACGAACCAATGTCCATAAAACTGTTGGAGGTGCCGATCCAATTGAAAAAGAATCTGTTCCTTGTGTCCTGTATGATGTCATTATAATCCTGCCTTTACTGCACCCCAGGTGCCGTTACTTTTACTTGGTGTTACAAGTATAATGCCTGTTGTTGAATTAGCCTTTAAAACCACTCCTGTGACCCCTGAACCACCTGCTGGCTGTGTTGCAGTAAGTCCTCCAGTAGTTCCTACATAAAGTCTATTTCCAGCGGTAAAGGAAGAAGTATTTACATCACTAAAAATACCAGAAACAAGAACAACGCCATCACTACCATTTGTAATTGCTGTAGTTGCTAATCCTAGTACTGGGAATGTTGTGAGATCTGTTGCTATCGATTTTGCGACGGTAGTTTTAGTAGAAAACCCTGTAACATAAACTGGATCACCTTTAGCAATAGTAGCACCACTAACATTTTTTACTTCATGAGTAAAATATGGTAAGCCTAGACTTGGCAGTACCGCTTCAATACGCTCTGCTAATGACTGTATATCTCCAGCGACATCTACCGAATCTGAGTTTGTCGGATATGGCAGATCATAGATTAAAGTTTCATTAGGCATGATAACAATTATTATACCACTTTCAAGCACGGTATTTAAAATAAAATAAAATATATTACGTAAACTTGCCTTTTACCCCAAATTCGTGCTACAATTAATACAATGCTACCGAAAGGTAGCAATCTTGCTCTAGGAGGTAATTTCAATGAGAGATAAGAATAAAGCAGTATGGTTAGGTTTGATAGCATTAACTGGTATTTTTGCACCATTTTTAAATGCCGCTAATGCTCTTGAAACTAAAACTCTAATTACTACGGAAAAAGCAGTTGAAGCCCCTAAAGGGGTTTTTTTGGTTTCTACGGCAAAAACATTAGAGAAGTATGAAAATGCCCACTCTTTAAGCGATGGGCAATTAGTTGACCTTTTAAAGGCGGTAGGGTTCAAAGGAAAGGCTTTACGATCTGCATGTGCAATCGCTAAAGCAGAATCCAATGGAAGACCCTTTGCTTTTAATGGCAACACAAAAACTGGAGATAGTTCTTACGGCATGTTTCAAATCAACATGATCGGTGAATTAGGTCCAGATCGTAGAGAAAAGTTTGAACTAGATTCAAACGCTGAGTTATTTAACCCAGTAGTAAATGCACAAGTGGCGCACTTTATGACCAAGGGCGGAAAAGACTGGTCATCATGGAGTTCCGTAAATGGAGCACGGTATCAAGAATGGTACAATAAATATCCATGTAAGTAATATAGTTTGATATAAAAATACCCTCCTTGCTTTTGGCTTGGAGGGTTTTATATTTTAAGGTTTGTTATTCAGTTGGCTCTATTACTGGATCAAATTCATCTAGTTCAGGATCGTAAATACTTCCAATACCCGCATATTTACCACGGAAATTTCCGTTGTATGAGGTTTGTAGCCACTCTGTATCTTCACCGTAGAGTGATTTGCAGAATGCAATTCCAATTGGTTCTGATTCTGGGAATGGTTTGTTCTCTAATACCTCGTTGTTTACAACAATTACTTCACTACAAACATTACCATTCATTTTTACAAAATGTGCCATTAGCCAGTCACCACAATCACTATGCCTGAGCCACCTGGATTGGAATTACCGCCACCGCCGCCGCCTGTATTAGCGGATCCAGCATTGTTAACGTTACCACCACCACCGCTTCCGCCTGGGGCGTTATTTGAGTTAACGCCTTTTCCTGCACCACCGCCAGCATATGTTACTGAAGAGCCATTAATATTTGAAGCAATACCATTGCCACCACTACCGCCACTATTGCCACCACTACCGCCACTATTGCCAGCGCCACCGCCGCCTCCACCGCCATCATATGAACCGAACCCTGAACCACCACCATAACCTTGATCAAGTAAACTTGCTCCACCGCCGCCTGATGAATTAAAAAAAGAACCACCCCCGCCGCCAGAACCACCAGGTCCTCCTTTTATACTTGAGGCGTTGTTTGACGCAGTATGTCCACCGTGACCACCACCTAATGCAGTAATTCCACTAGCATTTGTAATTCCAATTGCAGAAGGACTTCCAGGACCTATTAAGTTTGCGTCATTTGCTCCTCCTGCACCAACAGTTACTGTTAAAGTTCCGCTAGGTAAAATTGCAGATGGAAGATATACAAAGCCACCAGCACCACCACCACCTCTTGCTCCGAATCCACCGCCACCAACTAATAATGCTTCAACAGTGCCTGCAGTTCCAACAGTAATAGAACCAGATCCATTGAATTGATAAATTGTTTTTCCTGCACGAGCATTGTTATTTACGGTTGGAGAACCAGTAGTACTTGTTATGGTAGCCTTACCAATTCCAGCGGGACTAGTTAAACCTGCTCCAAATAAAGGACTCATGCAAACTTACTCGCTCCTGATGCAAAAACTGTAAAGGTAGCATTTGCTGTTTTTACTATGTTAAATGAATATAAATCTACTGAAGATGCGTTGCCTGCTGTTGGTGCAGTACCGCCAGACCATTTAGGTGTAACTGCGTTTCCATCAATTTGATAAGCACTTGCGTAATAGGCTGTGGATCCATTTGTAAATAATGTTGAAACTGTAATTGAGCCACCGATAGCCATCATAGAGTTAAGTGTTGTTGATCCATCTCCTCTAAAATTCAAGGTAATGTTAGAAGTTGAATTTGATGTAAAGTAATGAACACCAGATGTAACAAAATCAATAGCCTGAGTTGCTGTAGGTGCTGATCCAATAATGTTTGTAGATTCTTCTGGTGAAGATAAAAGTGGGTTTGTTAAAGTTTTATTAGTCAACGTATCTGTTGTAGCACGACCAACTAAAGTATCTGTACTTGTTGGTAATGTAAGAGTTCCTGTATTAGAAATACTTGAAATTATTGGTGCTGTTAAAGTCTTATTAGTCATAGTAAGAGTATTGCTTGTAGTTGCTACTATTGTGTCATCTACTGATACTGTGACTGTTCCTGATGTACCCCCGCCAGAAATACCAGTTCCTGCGGTAACTCCAAAAACGTCACCACTTGGAACCCAAGCAGATCCATCATAAAATTGAATTTGGTTAAGTGCTGCTCCACCTGAATCTTGACGAACAAATGCAATTGTTCCTCGTACTGGTGTAGCAAGTGCTGCGTCACGAGCAGCGGGATTTAGAAAATTATTAAACCCTTGAGTAGCAGTAACTGCATCATCAAATGAAACGGTATTGGTAAAACTATTCGCTCCAGTAAACTCATATGCTGCAGTAGTATCAATTTGAGCCCCTACTGGATACCATACGCCATCAGATGAGGTTGCCCCACCTTTGAACATGTATGCTGGTCTACCTGATGTATCGAATGTTATTGCCATAATAGTATTATAACAGATTTTACTCTGGTACTTCCTCCGTTACCGTTGGTGTTGTGAAAATATCTAATACTGGATCATAGGTCATTCCAGAGCCTGCGTATGTTCCTCTAAAGTTTGAGTTATATGAGGTTTGTAGCCATTCAGTATCTTCACCGTATAGTGATTTGCAGAATGCAATACCGATTGCTTCTGACTCAGGGAATGGTTTGTTTTCTAAAACTTCATTGTTAACAACAATTATCTGTTGTACAGTATTGCCATTCATCTGTGCAAAATGTGCCATTAGCCAACCACCACCACAACTATACCTGAACCGCCAGAGCCTCCAGAAATATTATTGCTTCCACCGCTGCTTCCAGTTGAACCGCCTCCACCGCCTAAACCACCAGTACCGCTGGTTCCATCATTAGAAAAGTTTTGGCTTCCTTGAAATCCACCAGCACCTCCGCCACCATTTCCACCAGCACCTCCCGTGTTAGCATGAAGACTTCCTGCTCCACCTCCGCCACCATATACAACAGCAGAACCATTAATATTTACTGATAACCCATTTCCACCTGCTGGACCAACTGAATTGTTTGAAAAACCAGTAGCAGATCCTCCAACATTTGCTGCGCCGCCACCTGCTCCGCCTATGTTTGCACTAGTTGCTCCACCGCCACCAGATTTACCTTGATTTGCTAAACCAGAGCCACCATTGTTTGTACTGCCACTCCATGCAGAACCACCTCCAGAACCACCGTTTAATCCATTTTTTCTATTTAAAAAATCATTTGGAACAATCTCAGCGGCGCCGCCGCCTCCACCTGCACCAACATATCCTAAACTATCTAATCCAAGAACTGAAGAAGTACCAGTTCTTCCAAACCTATCTCCAGAATTAAATGGATTTATGCCACCTAATCCACCACCACCAACAGAAACTGTGTATGTTCCAGGACTTAAATATGCATTTTCACTATAAAGAACTCCACCAGCACCTCCACCGCCACCTATATATGCACCACCGCCGCCACCGCCAACAACAAGAATCTCAGCAGTACCTGCTGTACCTACAGTAATAGAACCAGAACCATTGAAAGCATAAATTGCCTTACCAGCACGAGCATTATTATTTGTAGTTGGAGAACCAGTAGTTGCGTTTACTGTTGCCTTACCAATTCCACCTGCAGATACTAAACTAAATAGTGGCATTGCTTCTCCTTATGAGTACTTTACTGGTCCCGCACCAAATACGGTGAAGGTTGCTGATGCTGTCTTAAAAATTGTAAATGAGTAAGCATCTTTAGCAGATGCATTTCCTGCTGCAGGGGCTGTACCACCTGAGTAGTTTACTGTTTGAGCATTGCCATCAATTGTTAATGCTGTTTGATAATATGCTGTAGTGCTATTTGACACAATAAAAATAATTGACATTGAATCACCAATTGCCAGTTTTGAATTCAGGGTAGTGGAATCAGATCCTCTTACATTAAGAGTCCAGTTACTAGTTGTAAGTCCTGTTAAGAATAATACTCCTTGAGTGTCGGCATCAAAGTTAGTTGTTGTTGTAGGTGTTGATGTAGATACCGTCGTTCTTTCTTCAGGGGATACAAAAATCTTATTAGACAAAGCCTGAGAAGTAGTAAGGTCTGCAGTTGTGGCGGTATCAATAGCAATTGTAACTGTTCCTGATGTACCTCCACCAGTAATACCTGTTCCTGCTGTTATACCCGCAATATCAGCGGTAACGTTATCAGCATTGGTTCTTGCTTTAGTCATTAATTACCTCCAAGAAGTAATTGTGCTTCTTCTGCTGTAATTCCAAGACGTTCTAGTAATGCTGCTTTAGCAGTTGCCTTTGCTTCGGCTTCGGCTTGCGCTGTTGCTTGTGCTGCTTGATCTGCTTCAAGTTGAGCAAATTCAGCATCATTCATTTCTCTGTCGATAACTTCATTAGTTGTAACATTATGTATTCTTATCATTGGTCTGCTCATTATTTGACTCCATAAAGTAGAATTGTGCCAGTTGAAAATGCAACTGTTCCTTCAACATCAAAAACTAAAGAAGTTAATGCGGTATTAGATTTAAATACTCCAGCAGCAAAAACTATTTTTCTTGAGGCTGTATTATTTAGAAAAGTTGATGTAAAATTAAAAGTTTTGTATCTAGTGCTTGAAGTATAATTATCCCATTGCATAGTCCAAACATTATTAACATCTGTTTGGGACAAATTATCTTGCCCTGATAAGTTTACTATGTTTGATGCGGTATTAACTGTTCCAGCCATAAGGTAATTATAATCCGCTAAGTTGTCAACATTATTTGGTTTCAAACGAAAATTGTTTGATCCAGACGCATAACTAACACCTGTTATAACTAAGTAAAGAGAATTATAGGTTTGTGGAATTGAAGATAAAGTAACTGATGTTCCAGACATTGTGGTTGTGCTAATTAAAGTCATTCCACCGCTTGAAGGTGTAGCCCAAGATAATCCTGTGGCTTCCCCAGACGCAGCAGTTAAGACTGTACCGTTGGCACCTACAGCAAGACGAGCAACAGTATCTGCTGCAGTTGCTGCAATGATGTCACCCTTAGCATCTACAATAGTTGGTGCAATTACTGCTGCAGAGTCTAGTGCTAAAGTTACTGTTCCACTTGTACCGCCACCTGTTAAACCAGTTCCAGCAGTTACACCTTCAATATCAGCAGGTGCTGCTGCCCATTCCAAACCACTTGTCGTTGCAGAATTTGCTTTTAAGACATGTCCATTTGTTCCAACTGGAACTCTAATTGGTGTTGAAGCAGCGGAAGCAGAAATAATATCGCCTTTTGCTTCAAAGTCTGTTGCAATTACTGCATCTGTTGTAATAATATTTGATGGATTAAATGTTATGACTTCTGCAATGTCGCTTGCTGCGAGTGCTGTAAGTCCTGTAATTGTTGTACCGTTTGTTGCTGTGTAATCTTGTCCACGTACTAGTAGGACTCCGTTTAGATATACCTGCTCAGTTCCAGCGGTATAAGAAAGAGAAACCGCATTATCATCATTACCACTTAGAGATGTTTCTGCACCTGCAGCAGTCTTTGTCCAGCGATTTACTTCTGATGCTGGAGCAATACCAAGTAATGGAAACCATGTATCTGCTGCAGCGTCGTAAACATATCCTGGTTTCGGATCTGTGGTGTTAAAGGTTGTTGGCATTTTTCTCCTCGTTACTTATTATAGCAGATTTTGCGGGGTTGCTATAAAAATCATAATCTGAT